GCCTATTACGGCAGTTGTTACACCACCAGCATTAATTTGATCGGTCCCTGTTTCTTGTTGATAGTATACCGTACTTCCGTCCGTATTACCAGTAACATCATAAGAGGCATCATCGGAAGGGTTATAATATGTAGCATGTGGTTTATCAAAAACAGCTGAATCTTGCCACGCTGCCCTAGGTAGGGTTCCTGTTGTCCATATGGGACGTTTAGGTGATGAGTCTAGATAATTATAAGTAACTACTCTGTTAATTTGATCTGATGCAGCTGTGCAATAGAACCAGCTTATTTCACCAAACAAATTATTTAATCCCGCATTAATAAGATCTCTAGATGTAAAGTTTATATCGTCATATATGTGATCTTCTACAAGACATGGCATTGATTTTAATTGACCATCATAGGTAAAGAAACCATTTTCTGACATCCAATAAGCAGTACCATCAACTTCTATACAGGCATTTTTACCTACGAGTCCACAGTTAGTACCTACTTGTTCAAAGGCAAATACAAAATCTCCACCTACAAATTTCATTAGAAATAGTGCAGTATCGGTCCATACATAAATGGCATCCCTACCTTTAATGGCTCCCATAATTTTAGAACCATCAGCTAGCCTTTGTGTACCAGAATTGTTTTCTGCTTTTACTGTATAAGCATCTGTACCATCAATATTTTCTTGATCTGAAAAACGTAGAAACATATCGTCTTGCGTAGTAGCACTTCCCACAGTTGTTTCTGTACCAAAAAATACTAAGTGTCTATCAGGTGTAGATACTAATACATGACGTGATGCTGTTGGTGCGTTTGCTAAAATAGTTGCTCTGTTATTAACGGCACCTGTAGCTGAGGCATCCCATTCAAAACATGCACCATTATATATTAGTGCAATTAATTTTGTACCATAGTTATCTAAAACCCATAAACCAGGATCAATTGTAAAGTCGGAAGAAGCTGCCTCACCCCAACCTACATATCCTGAAATATCTGTAACTGTAGCTCCAGCGCTGTGTCCTGCTTTAGTGGTACCATTAACTTCTCTTGCACCACCACTTAAAGTATTAGTTGTGGTATTATTATTTGTAAAACTTATATCCTCTGTACCAATTCTTATTTCTCCTGACGAAGGAAAAGCTGCCGAGTTAGTTAAAGGAATATCAGTTACAGTGTCATTAATAGTAGAGGCCAAAGTTGTAGTTGCAGCACCTAAAGAAGTACCACCAAATAAACCAGCACCCCATCCAAATCCACCTAATTGTTGTGATGGTCCTACTGTATAATAACATAATATAGAAGCTGATCCAGTTGTGCTTAAAGGTGTGCCAGTTTCTTGAGTAGCCATAGTAATTGTAAAAGTTGAAGTTGTAGGCACTGATGTCACCATATACTTTACATCTTCAAAAGTAGCGTCTGTATAAGTAGATGATCCAGTCACTCCTGAAACACTATCAAATAATACAATGTCGTCTTCACCTAATCCATGAGCCCCGGTGCATGTTACCGTAACTGTAGTTGATGAAGATGTACTCGTAAAATTTGCCCCCGTGAGTGTAGTTCGAATAGGATGAATGTCATAGTACGTACCGCCTGAATATACGTATAAAATTCTATTAGTGCCTATTGCAGCGTATTTAATACCTGCGTTATCGTCCCAATGATGAATAGCTCTAGCGGCACCAGTTAACTTATCTTGTCCTAATTGCTGCCATCCTCCTATTTTTTCAGGAGTACCATACCTAAAACGTACGTTATCACCATCAAACCATTGCCCTTCGGCTCCGGTTTCCGTTACTTGTTTGTTAAATCCTGGGGCAAAGCCTAATTTTTGTAGCATAAAAAAACCTGTTTACCAGGTAATATAACAGATTTTAGGCTATTTCAATATATTAAAAACGTCTTCCATTTTCTCCTGAGTTATAATCTCCATGTTTATGGAAAGTCTAAGCTCTTGAGATTCTACATTTACAGGGTTGTGCCACATCCAACCAGGGAATATTAGTAATTGGTTATTCTTTGGTTTTAGGGTCAAAACATTACCAGACCTATTTTTAAATTGTATTTCACCACCCTTCATATCTTTAGGTATATTTAAATAAAATACAGAGTTAATGCTAGAAGTCATAATATGGTTATGCCAATTAACAGAAGGTATAAAATCTTTATTTGATGCCACCGCCCAACAAGTATTTTTATTCATATCCTTAAGTTTAAACTTACCTAAATGTTTTTTAGAAGCTTTAACAAAGCTGTCGTATAAAGTTTTAGTAAATTTACTTTCTTTTAAGGGATAGTTGTTGTCCCAATTTGCTCTTTTAATTTGATTAATTGCAGAATTTTTTGCACGAGTTTGTTGGCCTCTAGAAAATTTATAAAAATTATCTATTATAATTATTGGAAACTTTATCACTTTGGTATTTTTTTCTCTGCTCTTAAAAATCTTCCTGGAAGCCCAAGGTGTGGTCGTCTATCATAAGCGTTTTCTTCTGCACCTTTAGTAGCTGCGTTATTGTAATGTAAAAAAACTTGAACACAATGATTACCTTTGTAGGGTTCTCTATAATGTTCTAATAAGTCTCCTCTGTAAATTAACATATCGCCAGGATTTAAATTTACTTTAACACCTTTTTTATTAGAAGGCATATAGTCTCCTGTCGTTTCATTCCAACCACCTTCTTTCTCATCGGGATTAATATAAATAGGCCACGAATTATCTCCTCCTAAATTAAGTGTAGTAGATATTTCGCAACTAAATCTATCTTTGTGTTTTTCTAATATATCTCTATCTTTATATATTCTAGCATAAGAATAATTTTCATATAGTTTAAGGTTTAATTTTTTTTCTAACAAAGGTTTTAATTTAGATAATAAAGTTTCCATAACAATATCTGCATAATGAGAGTATGTTCCAGGAACTTGTAGATCTTCCCAATAACCCCAGTCTATATTAAATGGAGATATAGAAGAAGTTTCCTTTAATTTACCACACACTTTTCTTTTTAATAAAAAATAATCTTTACAAAAGTTAGTTAATTCTTTGCTAACAGCATTTCTTATTATTAAATATTTATTTTTTTTCCAGCTCATTATTGATAATTAAAATTAATTACTAATTTAAGTTTTTCATCAGTGCAAGTTTGTGCTTGATGAGGAATATTACCATTAAAGAAAACTATTCTATTTTCTTTAGGTTTTACTTTTTCTTTATTAAAATAAGTATAACCATTATTACTATTTATATAGAATATTGCTGCTTTACAATTATATGGTTGGTCAGTGTGCACAGCATGTTTAATAGGTTTATGGGTATAAGAATTTAAATTTGCTTTAATTCTTATATAGAATTTAGGTTTTAATTTTTTATGTATAGGTTCTAAAACATTATACGCATTAGAGTTAATACGATTATCTAGAAAAAAATTATGCACAAATTGATAATCATACATTCCTGCATCTTTATTTTTTTGAGAAGAATCAATTTTATAGTTATTAAAATACCAAGGAAAAGTATTACTTTCCATCATTTCTTTAATGGTTTTAAAATCTTTTTTATTTAAAAAATTATCTTTTATTTGTATCATTCTTTTTTAATGCAAAGTTTCTAATTGTTTCAGTAATCATTTTTCTAACAGCTTGCAGATTAAAATGAACAAACCTAAACGTGTCTATTCCCATATCAACAGTAAATTGATGTTCTAAATACGCAGGAAAGAAAATCATAGTTCCAGGTTTAGGTTGATACCTAATCAAAGGTGATGTTATTCCTACAGTGTTTGGATCTTTTATTGGTAAGTCATTCATTGTTTTTGCATATCTTGGATCATGAAAAACAGGTTGACTTGTTTTCTCACTGCATTCTAAAAAATAAAAACCGGATATATGGTTATCATAATGAATATGTCCATCATGATGACCACCACCTTTTTTAGAAAATTCTTGAACCCATAGTTCAGTATAAAATAATTCATACTGGCTCATATCATAACCCATGTGATCTAATACATTCCAACTTGTGTCTCCAATGTAATTTTGAAATTCACTTAATAACGGATCATTAATCATACTTTCTGAATGATGAGACAAACCTTTATCACCAAAATTTTTAACTTTAAAAAATTTTTCTCTATTCTTAATTGTTTCTTTATTCGTTTGTTTAGCTTTCTTAATGTATTTTTCAGAAGCTTTGCGAACTATTGGTAAAAACTCAGGAGCTTCAATAGAATATACTGGGGTCTGAAAATAATAAGACGTAGATAAATTATCTGTTTTTGCCATACTATTTAAATGGGTATCCTAAATTCCATACTACCAAAGAATACCTAGTTCCTTTCGTTATTGGTTTAACTCTATGCCATAATTCAGATGGAAATACTAACACGGATCCTCTTGGCTTTGCTTCCTTAATTGTCATTATTGGTTTAGCTGGGTTAGCTTGATTTCTTGGTTGTATTTGAAATTCACCACCCGAATAATCTTTGGGATCAGACAATTGCACAGTAGCAGAAATTTTTCTAGTCTTGCCGTGAATGTTTGGTTTGTCTGGAGAGTTATAAGGTTCTGGCATTGGGTCACAGTGCCAATCATAAAATTGATTCTTTTTATATTTTGTAAATTGAATTGCTTCACAAAAATCTATATCAAAATTCCATTCTGCATTTTGATTAGCTTTATTAATATATGGTAAGATTTCATCAAATATCCATCTATCACTTAACCATGCAACATTAGAGTCTCTAGTTTTTTTTAAAAATTTTTTCTGGTCTTTATTAAGTTTTTTAGTATCTGTTCCACCTACTCTTCCTTTTTCGTCCACTTTAGAGTTACCATACTTTATAACTTCATCGCAGAATTGATCACTCAAAGCACCTGTAAAATACCAAAATAAATTTTTTAACAACATATTAAATCTACTGCTATTGTATACCTTTTAATTTTTTTATGTGAGTATGGTTGTGAATGTGTTTTGCTTCCATCAAAAACCAATAAAGAATTTTGTGGTCCTTTAGTTGATATAATTTTGTCATAATTGTATTTCTCATTTCTAAATATAGTACCTAGATTATCAGGATTTTGTAAAAAGTAAACAGCTGATTTTTTAGCTGTTGGGTGACTATGCCAATTTATGATATCTCCCTCTGAATAATTGACCCATGCAGTTTCTACTTTATAGTTTTTTAAATGTTTGTTTAAAATAGTTTTAATAAAAAGATTAAATTCAGGGTAGGTATGTAAATTATTTTTACTTTGTAGTCCTGGCCAATTGTCACCAAAATTTTCTAATTTTGTTTTACAAAATTTTAATAATTTTTTACGTTCTTTTTCTTGTAAAATATTTCTGTATAGCTTCATTCTAAAGCTAATTTAAAGACTAATTAGTTTACTGTCAAGGTTCCTGATACGGTAAATTTAGCCACTGTTTGACCACAAACAGTAGTCACTGCGTTACATCCAGGAGACACACTCATTGGGTATCCTGCAGGAGATCTTAATACTACAATACCTGAGCCACCTTTAGAAGCATACTTAGATCTACCACATGGTGCTAAAGTTTGACCACCTTGGAAAGTAGAACCACCTCCACCGCCACCACCGGTGTTAACCGCACCGTGACATGCCAGTCCACTACTATTGTTTGGCGCAGAGGTTCCTCCGCCTCCAACTCCACCAGCGTTTCCACTAGTTCCTGATTTACTATCAAATCCACCTCCGCCTCCTCCAGCGTAAGCAGAACAAGCAACTCCTGTAATTAAATTTGGTGCACCTGCTCCGGCAGTTCCACCAGACCCAGCCGATACAGCGCCACCGCCTCCACCGCCTGTGCTTTGGTCACCACCACCGCCACCACCATCGTTTCCTTCTGGTGGAGAATAGCCTCCAGCATTACCAGATCCGCCTACTCTTTTTGAAGTTGCGGTTGCGGGATAACCTCCAGAGCCTGAACCTCCAGGTCCTCCTCTGCAACCATTATTTGAATTCCAAGGACTACCACAACTAGCATTAAGTGGATAACCACCACCTGTTGTATTTATTGCAATCGGTGTCCCAGGTGCAAAACTTGAAACCTGTCCATTACCTGGACCTGTTGAGCAAGGGTTGGTAACAGGAGCTGCTGGATAAGCTTGACCGTTAGGTCCTGCTCCGCCACCTCCAACTACGATTGTATAACATGATCCTGAATCAGCTGTTACCGCTGTTCCTTGTAAAGGAGCAGGACCAAAACCAGAAGTTCTATAACCTCCGGCACCCCCACCTCCTGAAATTTTTGCTGCACCTCCACCAGCTACAACTAAATAATTTAATGTAACTGCTTGAACAACTGTGCCATCTGGCCATTTACCAGCTTTTTGTGCATCAAATTGTTGTTTTAAAGGCCATACGCCTCTGTTGTTATTTAATTGTGTTATTACTGCTACACCTGATCCACCATTACCGCTAGGGTTGGATCCCCCTGAAGCTCCACCTCCACCACTACCAGTGTTGGCAACTCCTGCTCCTGCTGATCGTGGAGAACCTGGATTACTTGATGAACCTCTTCCTCCGGTATTACTACTTCCACCATCCGCAGAAGTTACTCCTGGAGAAGCGGCACCACCGCCTCCTCCTGCAGCTAAAACTCCTGAGTTTGGTAAACCTGCATAACTTGGACTAAAATCTGTACCTGCACCCCCAGCTCCTGCATTTGCTGCAACTGG